ACGACACCGGCAAGCCTCTGAAAGATACAGCCGCCGCCGTCACCGCATGGGCGTCTACATGGCGCCTCCCACAGTTTAAACCAATTGGCCTCCCGACGATTGGCGCTTACCGCGAACTGCGCAAGCTGCCGCGCGGCGTGAGTATCGCCAGTGAGTTTGACGACCGTGTCGAGGCTGTCCGGGCTGCTGCTGATGAAGGTGAATTTGACCTGTATATCATCGCGCAGGGAGGAGCAAACATTAAGCGTGATGCTCAGGCCGTCAGGGTCGCCCGTAAGGTGACGGATGAGGTCAACGAATACGAGGAAGATATCGAGAGGGTGGTCGGTATTTATGCCCCTCACCTCGGGGCTCACCGTGTCCGTGTAACCCGTACAGCCGAATGGCGCATCGTTCCAAAGGTTTTGGCCGTTGAGCCTTTGACCTTAAAAAGCGGCTTCGCCGCGCCTCGGAGTCCTGTCAATAACTGTGGAAAGCTCGCCGGCGGTGGTGATCCAGTTATGACACCTACACCGACTGAGCAAGCCGCAGCGGTGTTAAATCTGATTGAGCGCGGGGTGATCGGATGGAACGAGCCAGACGTCGTGAAAGTGCTTCACGGGGCGTTAAAAGCTAGCGTACCTCGCAGGAATCGCCAGCAAAGAAAGAATGTACCACTTAAAGCTAGCGAGCAAGCGCCAACAGCGAGGATGACAAAGCTCGAAAGAGGGCGTATGGCGCAAATACGATTCGATTTAGCTCAGAAAGGTATTACCCCGGAGCGGTGGGAGCTCGATGCGCTGTCGCGTGGAGCAACGGTGATTTATGGAGATAGAAAATTCTCTTATCCAGCTAGCGATGAGTGGCTGGGTTTCTAAACAAGCATTAAAAGATGAGTGAAATGTTAAAGTGCCGAGGACTGGTTGTGAGTGATATCAGTAATTTTCTCAGGAGTTTTTCAGCTGAAAGCCATGTAAAAACATGGCTTAATTTTATATCGAGGAGCTATATCGTTTCTTTTATTGCAGCTAGCTTTAAATCTAGTTCACGAAAACAATTGAGTAAAAAATTAACATCTTCGAGCTCGTCTTGAGGGTTGATTTGTTGATTAACTCTTCCTGACGTGTGCGCGATCTCACCTCGCTTGGAACCAAAACTATCCAATTTTGGTAACATTTCAGGCTCTAATTCATCAATATCTATACCAGTGGGTAACATAAGTAATTTGAAATTTTTAGCTTTAATCCCATGATTGGACTTTACTTTCTTCATGAATTGCTTACTGGCTATGTTCATGACTTCACGGAGGGATTCTTTGGGATGGCTTCTTCCTTGAGATAGATTGATTATCTCCTGATTATTTTCTTCATCACCGACAGACCAGCAACTGTGATATGCAGCAAGAAACGAAACAATCGTCATGGAAGGAGTTTTGCTCTCCCCCCATTGCCTTAAAGCATAATTCACAGTCTCAGTAGATACATCTTCCAAATAGGATTCAAACTCTGCATGAGTCAAAAGCCGATATCCCTTTGCCATATCTAACTGGACAGGGTCGTACTCCCCTATAGGAGAAAATTCCGCAGGAAGCAAGTGTCTCCTTAATTCTTCGAGTCTCTCCTGCAATGTGATAAACCGACTGGAGCTAGCCATAATTACACCACTTTAATTCTATTAGTAGTATCATCAATAACCAGAGTAGGTAACTTAGTCCCTAATAATAAATTTAATTCATCGAACCATACTGAAATCCTAGTATGGGTTGATTTGAGGCTTTTTGTAGTAGTTTCAATTGATGTAAGGAATGCAAAGTTTTCATTGCAAAGCCTTCTGAACAGCGCCTCAACCTCCTTTTCTCTGCCAATCACTGCCGCACGCACTTCAGGATATGAGAATGCAAGAGTCATGATGTCAAAAATAGCTCTGTTAAATTTCTTTTCATAATCGACTGCGAACCATTTTCTATAGCTGTTACCATCAAATATTTTTACAATAGTTTCATGAGCATGATTGAGATTTTGATATTGATCTTCAATCATACTCTCAACTTTCCCCCAATCTCTATTGAAAATAAGGCAGGTGTTATCCAGAAACTTTTTAAGATCACCAGCATAGTCTGGAAGGAAGTTTTTGAGTGCATAATATCTCAAAAGTAGCTCATTATCACGCATTCGAAAATCGGGTTTTTTAAGTTTTAATATGCTTTTGATCGCTTCGTTTTCTGGCGCGACACTATCAATATAGGAAACGAAACTTCCCGGATGAAGAGCTTGCCTAAGTTCTTGAGGTGCGAGTTGTACGCTGCCAGTGTTGAGTCGTAAAAATACATGATAAAGGAACTCTTCACTTGGCCAATTCTTAATTACAACGGTTCTTATTGGCTGGTTTTCGAAAGCAGCAACATCGTTATAATAATCTGCATTCTCTCTAAGATCGTGAAGATTTTTACCTTTGAGATCAGCCCTGATTTCTAGACCGCTTAACTTTAAGGACTCATAAACTAAATCATCTTTTTCAGCGGCAAATTGACGAATGCTTAATAGTCGTTGCTTTCCGTCGAGAACTATATATGCGCCTCGCTGATCCTTTCTTTCTGCCAAAACAAGCTGCGGGATAGGTAGCCCCAATATCAATGATTCAATAAAATTACTTTTCCTAGATTTGTCCCATGCATCGCGACGTTGAAAATCAGGGTTGAGTTGAATGTTGTTTTTATTAATCTGATTGATAATAGTTTCTGTAGTCCAGTCAGTACCGCTAACTACGGCAGCCGAGAAGTCTGTTCCTTCGACCAACTCAACATCATCTTCGTTTTCAGCCTGTTCTTCATACTCAAAAAAATAATCTGACATAAACCCCTCTCCTATACAGGTTCAAGCTTTTGACCACAATGTTACTTATACAATCTACAAGTTCGAATGCACGTTTTCCTGCATCAGGATGCATCAAAATGCATGCAGAATGTTAAGTAGTTTTTATTAACTGATACCTCATCATAGCTCTTTGAGTAGTAGTCATGCAATTGCATCAAAAGCGACCCATTAAGCGGGCAGGCGAGGCGGGGATAGCACTGCGCGCCAGACGTGGTGACAGGATTTATTTTACGCGTCTGTGCGCGTCGTGGTGGCGCGCTGCTGAGTGCGGTCGTAATGAGGTGCTGGCGTGGTAGCGTCGCGTGTACGGCGTCTGGCTGGCTCTGAGAGGATGCCGCGCGGAGGCGGCATTCTGGCGGGGGTTACTCAGTTTCGATGTTGTAATCCTTAAAGCGGATCACTTCTAAACCGAGCCATTCATTGATTTCCCTGAAACGCTCCTGCAATGGCGTCAGCTCGTTTCGTACAAACACCCGCGCCACCTTCTCGATATCGCCCATTGAGCCGATATTTTCGGGCTTGCCGCCCATAAGCTGGAACGGTACGCGGTGCGCATCGAGCAGGTCGGCGGCGCTCACCTTTTTGATGTTGAAAAAATCATCCATCGTTGCGACTTCACTAAGCGGCACAATCTTGATGCCATCCGGTTTCCCGTTCGGGGCATAGAAAAACAGGTTTTTGAAATTCCCGAGCCCTTTCGAGTCACGCATCGCGGAGCGGAGCGCCTCGACGTCGGTGCTGCTCTGTGCCGCGTCGGTGACGTACATGATGTAACCCGCGTGCGCGCCGTTCTGGTAATACTTGCGACGAAACAACGTGGCGGATTCATTCAGCCAGGCTGAATTAAGCGCGCTCAGGTATTCCGGCATCCCGTAGAGCTCCTGATTGATGTCGGGTTCGAGCAGATGACAGACTGAGCCGGGGGCGAACTGGTGCGGGTGCGAGAAATCCGACACGTACCAGTAAACATCCTCCTCGACCCCCCTGCGGGTGTATTTGGCCGGAGAGGTTTCCAGCTTCATGAGCAGGCCGGTCACGCTCATGCGCTTCTCAAGATAGCCGTTGGCAAAAACCAGATAATCGAGCACAAGGCGGCTGAAATCCTGCCGTGAAAGCAACGGATGCGGGATGTAGGTGCTCGTCAGGATGTTACGCTTCACGTAAATCGGGGAGCTGTGATGCACGGCGGCGCGCAGGCTTTTCGCCAGCCCGGAGAAGTTGACCGGCGGCTCGTACCATTTGCCGTTATTGATGCACTCGACATAGTCGAGAATATCGCGGCGATCCAGAACGGGTGACGGCTCGCCAAAGGTGAACGCCTCCATTTTCTGCGGTGCGCTGGCGGTCATGTTGGTCTGTTTTGGCTGTTTTTTTTGGCGTTTTTTCATCTTAGTTGATATCCAGAATCGAGGTTGAATGCATACCGCTACCGGCGGAAAGTGGCTCGTTTAACAGGGCGTGCATGGTCGCCCATGCGATATCCGCGTGGCTGGCTTCCTCACTGCGGCTGGCTTCATAGGTGGCACTGCGGCCACTGCTGGTCATGGTTTTGCGGATAGCCATGAATGATTGCGTGATGTCGGTCGCACCGGCGTCATACTCCAGACACCCGCGTCGGATGGTGTCTTTCGCTTTCAGCACCATTGCTGTTTTCATTTCCGGCGTGTAGCGGATGGCGCGCGCTGCCGGGAAGAACGAGCGCACGAGCTGGTAAACCCCCTGGCCGATGCCGGTCGCATCAATGCCGATATAGTCGACCGTGTATTTCTCGGTCAGCGCACGGATGGCCTCGGCCTGCGCGGCAAAATCCATGCCTTTCCACTGGTGACGCTCAAGGATGCGGAACTTGCCACCGGCAACCAGCGGCGGAGCCAGCACCGCACAGCCTGCGCTGTCGCCGGTGTGTGACGGGTCGTAGCCAATCCAGACCGGACGCCAGTTAAACGGACGGTCGGCGAATGGCTCGAAGTCCTCCCATTCTTCCATCGCATCGACCATGCAACGCTGGAGCTCCTCGAACGGGAATACCGACGCTTTATCGTCGACGAACTCGCACATAAACAGGTTACGGAAGTCATCCGCGCTGTTTTCCTGTCTGAGCTGGTCGAGGTTAAACAGGGTACAGCCCCCGGCGAGCGCGTCCTCAATGGTGACAATCTGCCGCCACTGGCCGTCCCCGCATAACATGCCCCCGGCAAGCGCCTGATGACTGATATTGATGTCGACACGTTCGTCGCGGTTACTGCGGCCACGGTTAAACAGCTCCCCTGACCAGAACGGATAAGCGCCGTGCGCCAGCGTCGACGGCGTCGAAAAATAGGTGGTGCGCAGGTGCGACTGCGACGCCATACCGGAGGCGACTTTTCGCAGCTTCTGGAAATTGGGTATCCAGAAAATCTCATCGACATAGAGGTCGCCGTTGTGACTCTGCGCGGTATTGGAATTAGTCCCGAGGAAAATCAGCTCTGCGCCGTTGTTACCGATGACAATCGGGTCGCCTGACAGGTCGACGTCGACCAGACGCGCAAAGGCGATGATGTACTTACGGAAAACGTAAGCCTGCGTTTTACTGGCGGATAAAAAAATCTGGTTTTGCCCGGTCTTAAGGGCGCGCAGGAGCGCCTCACGCGCAAAGTAGAAAGTTGCGCCAATCTGGCGCGATTTCAGGATATGGCGGATGCGGTGCTCTAACCCGGCTTTATGCCACCTGAGCTGATACTCAAACGACTGGTCAAAGAAAATCTCTTCCAGCTTCTCGATTGCCTCGTCGCTGAAATAATTACGTTTCGGCTTTTTGCGTTCCCCTTTGTTACGGCTGGCGATATTGGGGTTTAAATCCACCTCGTTTCCGGTCTGGCTGTAGCGGTTCACGC